TATAGATTATACAACTGGATACAATGTTTTTGGATACGATGTAGAGCTTACGCCAACAGGAAAAGCTATGAGAATCAAAATGGATACATCTTACGGAGATGTAAGGTATGACAACCAGGTTGATCCAACTATTCTTTATTATGGATCATTTAGAAATCACACAAGATACAAAGTTATTGGTCAGTTTGGATACAACTATGTTCCACAAGATGTTAAGTTATGCACAATGTTACTTTGCGGAGATTTGTTATCAAATGATGCTGCTTGGAGAACAAAATACTTAAATAAAATTAGTCTTGCAGAAGTCTCTTTTGAGTTAGCAAAGGGAGCATTCAATGGAACTGGAAATGTTATTGTAGATTCAATACTAGATGGGTATAGAAATATCAATATGGTTGTGATTTAATTGGGAATTTTTCAATTAAACTCTTATACCAACACTTTCATGAATATGACCGCCGAAGTTTATATTCAGAAAAATGTTCAATCAGATAGTGGTGCAATGACTCGTCAATGGATTTATGATCAAACAATTTCCTGCAGAGCAATGGTTCCAGCAAATAAATCGGGAAAGGGTTCTACGGACACTAAGAGTTATGCTGGTGGTGCAGCTGGATACGCTGAAAACCTAGATATTAAACTACAAACGGATGTTAGGTTAAGTAAGCGTTTTAGAATTAGTGGAATTACCTCAGCAAATGGAGAAAAGATATTCCTTGAGTATGATCGAATAAGCTTAGAGGATACAATTTTTGATATTGTAGCTATGCACCCTGTTTTAGATCCATTTGGAAAAATTGCTTATTATGAGTGTAATCTACGAAGGGCACAGGTTCAAAATAATGATATCATTGCAGTTTAGTAAAATTGATTTGCTTTTTGAAGAATTGGATTTAAAAATTGAAGGTATCAAAGAACTAGTTTCACCTAATTCAAAAACTCAAATAGCAAAAGCAGTATTTACAATTACTTCAAAACAATTTGTTAAAGATTTTTCAAAAGAATCTATAATTAATCCTAAAAAATATTTTCATATGTATGAATGGAATAAAATAGGAAATAATAATCAAAAACTTTTTGTTGTTAAAAGAGATTCTGTAAATTATGGGAATTTAAAAATTGGATTTAAGTTTAAGCAATCAAGAACAAATGTTCCAATTCCAAATATGCCAAAAAAATCAAGTTCAAAGAAATCTGTTACTAAAAAAAGTATTTTTGCTAACAAAGCAGAAGTTATGGAATCTGGAAAACCAATTTCATTTACAACTAAAGACTACATAGCCTTTCTTTCACAAAAAGATGGAAAAGTTAATTTTGTTGCCCCCCACAAAATTGTTAAAATTTCTCATCCAGGCGGGAGAGGAACAAAAAACTCCTTTGAAAAATTTGCTAAAAAGTGGTATAACACTAAAGCAGAAAAAGCAGTAATAAGTTCAAGGTTGTTTTTAAATATTGAAAATGCTGTAGCAAAATCTTTGGACGGAAATAAAAAAGACAAAAAGAGTGCAAAAGAAGCTATTAGAGTAGTTACAGAAAAATATGCTCAAGGAGTTGTTGAAGTATAATGCCGAATTATTCGATACACCCAGTGTTTGACCTAAACAAATATATTTGGGATAAAATAAAAACTAATAACATCTTGATGGAAGGTGATTATATTGCAGACGGTTTTACAGATCCAATTATTCCAGTTATTCCAGCACAGCAAATTCCAGAACTTAATAACTTAATTCCAGGTCAAGCATATCTTATTTATGATTATGAAGAAATGCCAACGCAAGAAAACTGGTGGATATCAAATCAATTAGTTACATATACTATTGTTTCTCCAAACTATGATTCAATTACACAAATTATGTCTTTGTTAAAAGATTTATTTAGAAGGCATGATGAATCTGCAAAGGATTTAAATAGTTACCCAGATATTTCTGGATACTACGACTTTCATTACATATCTATCGATTCATCTATATCCCCTCAACACTTTGCAAGCGAGGGCGGGTTTATGATGGGTGAAGTAAAACTTTATGTATCATATGCAAGACATTTAGACAGTAATGGTAGATACCAGTAATTTGGCTTTTTCATTCTTATAGGATAAACTATTTATGAGGAAGTGAAAATTGCTAATTTTCTAAAAAGAAAAGAGGTGAAAAAAATATGTCAGACGTAAGAAATATTCTCGTTGGTGCTGCTCAGATCTTCGTATCTCGTGGAACCAACGCAGGTCGCCCAAGCACTACTCCAGGATCTGGAGATTTAGCTTGGAACTCTAATCAAAGTGCTAGAACCTATCTAACAAATGCCACATCAAAGTGGAGAGAAGTTGGTTACACTAATAACGGATTTGAAATCTCATATGAGCCAGGATACAACGATGTGATGGTAGATCAGTTGCTTGACGCAGCTCGTCTATTTAAGTCAACTCTTAAGGTTATGCTTAAGACAGAACTCACAGAGGGTAGCCTTGAAAACATTCAGTTAGCATTTGGTCAAAACGAAGATGCAGTTACTATTTCTGCAAGCACTGGTACCGTTAATACAAACGCTGTATTATCGTTTACAAGTGCTTCTAGTTTAGATGCAGGTAAATTAACTCGTGCTTCCGATGGAACAGCATCTACTATCTTTGCTGGTTTAACAACGACTATTCCAGTTACTGGTTTGGTTACTAATGGTACTTTAGCATTTGCTACAGGTGCATCTCCAACGTACAACATTACTAGAGATAGTAGTGGTGCGGTTGTTGCAGTTACTCAAGTAACTGGTGGTTTAATTACTACAGCAATTGGTTCAATCACAGCTGCAAGCATTACCCTTCTAGGTACTGCACAGTATTACAATACTGCATCAGGAAATACTGTTGGTACAACTGCACAAAATGTTATAATTGCTTATGGTGCATCCCCTACTTCTGCTGCTAATGCTACACTTGCACTAGCTGGTGGTGCTCTTGGAGATGCTCCAGTAGAGCGTTCTCTTGTTGCTGTTGGCGTTGCTCCATTCCAAATTGGTGCAACTGGTACAGATGCAACTCAGAGTCCACAGGAAATTCAGTTGGGTACAACATCAACATCTAACTACAAAGAAAGAGTTTATGTTGCTCGTAGAGTTGTTCAGGTAGATACTACATCTCATGGCTTAAAGCGTGATGCTGCAACTGTATTCCCAGTTAGCTTCCGCTGCTTGGCTGATGACGCTGATGCTTATGATGGTGCCGAATATGGTGTTATCATTGATCGTGTTTATGGCTAAAGTTAATAGCTTCGTAAATGCCCCTGAGAAATCGGGGGCATTTATGTATTTGATACATATTTTGGTATAATTCTATTATAGAAATAAGGAGGTTGCTTTGGCAACAACAGTATATGATATTGAAGAAATTCAATTATCAAACGGAGAAACATTAATAATCAGACCATTAACAATCAAGCATCTGAAGAAATTTTTGGCGGTAATCAAGAAAATGGATGACCCATCAGTTACAGATGAAGATCAAGTAATGGAAATCTTTATTGAAGCAGCAATGATTTGCCTTGAGCAATTAAACCCAAAGCTTGCAGAAGATAGAGACACATTTGAAGATGTCATTGAAGTACCTACAATGATGAAAATTTTAGAAATTGCTGGAGGGCTAAAACTTAATGACCCAAACCAAGCGGTGGCGGATCTAGTTGGAGTGAACTAGATTTAGCCACTCTAGAAGCAGAAGTTTTTCTTCTGGGTCATTGGAAAAATTATGATGAACTGGAATCTAGTATATCTATTGAAGAATTGCTTGCAACACTTAAAGCAATGCATGACCGAGAAGATAGACAAAATAAATTTATGGCTGCACTCCAGGGAATTGAACTTGAAGAAAAAGAAGAGGAACAGAAAGCAGACATTGCCGATCTTAAGGGCTGGAGAGCTAACAAAGACGGCTTTGGAATCGGTATGGGACTTGGACATGTTGTGGAGGGCTAATGGCTAGTAGTATTGATTTTAATGTTAATGCTTTTGCTAACTTTTCTCAAGTACAAACTGAGATTAGCAAGCTAAAAGCATCCATCTCAACATTACAAGCCCAACCACTTCTTGGTACATCTGGAAAGCAAACAGCAGACGAAATTCAAAGCATTCAAAAACGCTTTGACCAAATGATTTTGTCAACTCGTGCTTTCAATATGGAGCTAGTAAAATCCACAGACCATATTGATCAGCTTGGATCAAACCTTGAAAAAGGAAAGCTTGGTCTTCATCAATATTTTGACCTTTGGAAAAATAGAAGCAAAGAAACAAACAATCAATTAAACGACTTAGCAGATTCTCAAGCGAGGATTGCTAAGTCGTTTGTTATTCCAGACGCACTCAAAACGGGATACTCAAGAGTAATTACTAGCATCAACGCTGATCTTAAAACTCTTGGTGCAACACAAGAAGCAATGAATATTAAGACAAGAGCTTTAAACTCCACTATTCGTGGTATGGGTACAGAACTTATTAATCTTGGTAAAAATACACAATGGACAGGTCGACAACTTACAGTAGGTCTTACCGTACCAATGATTGCATTTGGTGCACAAGCATCCAAGGTATTCCAAGATGTAGATAAAGAATTAACAAGATTGGCTAAAGTTTATGGATCTGGTTTATCTATTACATCTCAAGAAACCCTTGACGCAATTAGAAAGCAAACTTTAGATTTAGCAGCAGAACTTTCTAAAGCTTATGGTGTGACTGCTCAAGCTACTACTGCAGTCGCTGCAGATTTGGCAGCAACTGGCTTGCAGGGTCAAGATCTTATTAAATCTACTAAAGAAGTTATGCGTCTTACAACTCTTGGAGAGTTAGATCAACAAAGTGCAATCAAAGCAACTATTGCACTTCAAAAAACATTTAAGTTAACAACAGATGATACAGCAAAAGCCGTAGATTTCCTTAACGCAGTAGAAAACCAAACTAGCACATCGATGGCTGACTTAGTAGAAGCACTTCCAAGAGCATCAAACGTAATTAATCAATTAGGCGGAAGTTACAAAGATCTAGCTGCTATGATGGTTGCTCTAAAAGAAGCGGGAGTTCCAGCAGCAGAAGGTGCAAATGCTATTAAGTCTGCAATGGCATCATTAATTAATCCAAGCACTAAGGCTATCAAAGCATTTACAGAGTTTGGAATTAATATTAAAGAAATCACATCAAGAGATGCTGGAAATCTTTTGTTAATGATTAAAGATTTACAGATCGCCCTTGATCAAGTTGCTCCACAAGACAAGGCTAGATTAATTGAAAATTTGTTTGGTAAGTTTCAGTTTGCTAAAATTACCGCACTTATCAATAATTTAGGTGCTGCAAATAGTCAGACAAATCAAGTATTCCAGCTTGCTATGGCTTCATCTACACAACTAGCTGCTTTGTCAGCAAAGGAACTTGAAAAGCAAGCAAATAGCGTTAGTGGAAGATATAATCGTGCTATTCAAGAATTTAAATCCCAACTTCTTCCTTTAGGTGAAAAGTTTATTACTTGGGCTACCAAGGCTATGAATATATTTTCTAAGTTCCTAGATGTTGTAAATAAGTTTAGTCCATTAAAGAATGTTTTGATGGGAGTTCTTGGCGGTACCGCATTAGTTGGTCCTATCCTCATGCTTAGTGGTTTGATGATTAACCTTGTAGGATCTCTTGTTAAGGGTGCCAACTTCTTTAGAATGTGGAAGCAAGGCTTCCAGGGAATTGGTACTGAAGCATCTGGACTAAAAGGTGCTTTCCAAGGAATTCAAAATTATTTTGAGCAGATTGATACCAGTTCTTTAGCAGCATCTCACAATACAGATATGCTTGGGGAAAATGCTAAAAATGCTACACAAGCATTTGCTATTCTAAATAGAGAAATTCAAAAACTTTCAGAGAACCTGCTTGATATTGCAGGACACCCAATTACTCCATATATTCCTAATACAAAGTATGCAACAATGTCTAAGGATGAACTTACTGCCCTG